ATGAGCTATACCATAACAAGAACAAACGGAACAGTACTAGGCACAATCGCTGATGGTACCTATGATAATACGCACACCAGCTTGACACTGGTAGGTCGTAATTATAGTAACTACGGTCAGATCATGACCAATACCTTGGTACGTTTATTAGAAAACTCAAGTTATAATATCAGCCCTAGCTATCCACTAAGCGGACAACTATGGTGGGACAGCGGCAATAATTATCTAAAAGTCTACACAGGTTCAGCATGGAAGATTGTCAGCAGTTGTACAGCACAAGCCTCAGCACCTAGCACAATTACAGCAGGTGACCTATGGTGGGATACCGCCAATCAACAGTTATATGTGTATAATGGTACAAGTCCTTACAGTGCATCAGGTTGGATCCTAATAGGTCCAGGCTATCCAGTAGGACACCAAACAGGCGCCATCGTAGAAACTATTACAGATACACTGGCAGCCACACACTATGTTACAAGTCTTTATGCTGACGGCACACGTATTGCTATTATTAGCAAGGATTCTACATTTACTCCTAGTCCAAGCCTAACAGGTTTTGGTGATATACAACTAGGTATGAACATGGCCAGCGGTGATACTGTTTGGGGTACAGCCAACAATGCAAGTTATTTGGGCGCACAACCAGCGGCTAACTATTTCCGCAATAATCAAAATAATACAGGTACAGGTAGCTTAACACTACAAACTAACGTTGGTATTACTCTTGGTAGTCTAAGCACATTTAATGCCAATGTTAATAGTACAGACGGTTCTGGAAGATTATATAATACATTCACTGGCGGTAATGTAAGTTTTTATGTTAACGCAACCAGTGGCGGTACTACCAGAGGATTATATGTAAGTGGTGCAGATGGTAAGGCTTATGTTGGTGCTGATCCAACAGGAGTACTAGGTGTTGCTTCAAAACAATACGTAGACAACAGTTTTATTAATGCTAATCTATGGGGGATTTCAACAGCAGTTACAGCTGCTGCCGGTACAAGTACCACTCAAATCGCTACCACTGAATTCGTAACATCAGGACTATCAGGATTATATCCTTATAAAATATATGCCAATGCTGGAATTACACATTTTTGGGTAACTAATCTTCCAAGCCCAGCCGCAAATCTTAAGGTAGGCGGAAACCATATATTTTTAGCATCAGCGAACGGTGTGGATTTTCCTAGTGTCACTACAGCCGTAACTCAAACAGTGACCCAAGGCAATATTTCGGTGGCTAGTTCTACCGATGACGTTAAAGGTAATACAAGAGTAGCAACTACATCATATGTAAGACAAGCCGCTGAATATTGGAGTGGTAGTGCTAAATTTGTTAGTGTTAATGCTCCTGCAGGCACCGACGGCAATAATGGAGATTTCTGGTTCCAAATAGCCAGCTAATTTTAAGGTAAATATATAAAATAGGTATAAACGATGGCATATCCAATAACTACAACAGCTGGTGCAACACTAGCAACCATAGCAGACGGTACAGTAAACAGTACTGCGACCAGTCTTACCTTAATTGGTAAAAATTATGCAGGCTATGGAAATTTCTTAAATGAAAACTATGTTGCATTATTAGAAAACTTTGCTTACAGTACAGCACCTGCTAATGCATTAACAGGTCAACTTTGGTATGACACTAGTAAATCAGTATTAAATGTTTATAATGGTAGTCTTTGGAAACCTATTTCAAGTTCAGCATCAAATGCGGTAGCACCAACAAATCCAGTTGAAGGAGATTTATGGTGGGATAGTACTAACGCACAATTAAAGGTATGGAGTGGATCTGCGTGGATTACAATTGGTCCTACATACACAAGTACTACCGGTACATCGGGCCCATTAGTTGAAACTATTAAAGATGCAGACGGTGTTACTAATCACGTCGTTACTAAATTTTATATAGAAAACAGCGTCATTGCAATTTTAAGTAGATCAGGAACATTTACTCCTCAAACAGCTATTGCTGGATTTACTGTAATCAATCCTGGGTTCAATCTAATCAGTGCCAGTGCATTAACTGGTAGCCAATTTACAGGCGATGTTAGTAACGCATTAACTTTACAAGGAGTTAATGCAAGTCAATTTTTACGCAGTGATCAAAACACAACAACAGCATATGGAATTACAGCTGGCCAAGGTATAACCATTGGTAGTGATTTAAATATTATTCCTAGTGCGACCGAAGTTCAATTATATAACGCAACAAACACTAAAGATCTTAATGTTTACATTACCACAAGTAACAATAAAACTCGTATAATTGGTATTAGCGGTGCATCCGGCGCAGTGTCATTTGCTAACAGTGATGTAACTATTGGCAAAACATTAGGTGTTACAGGTAACGTTAGTGTTGCAGCCAGTGCTTATTTAAATGTTTTAGGCAAAACAGTAACATCAAGTGATGTTATACCACCAAATAATGGTATAATTAATATTGGTTCGAGTCTAACACAATACGCTAATGTTTTTTCTACGGTATTCAATGGTAATTTATCTGCTTCATATGTAACAATTGGTGGCAACCTTGTTCCAACACTGGCCGCAGTAACAAGTTACGTACAAACCTCAGGTCAAAATAGCCAAGGAGTAAAAACAGTTTCTACTTCAGCGCCTAGCGGTGGAAACAATGGTGACGTTTGGTATAGGATTTAACTCCTATGTCAATTCACGTAAGTAATATTAGTGTTATTGGCTCAAACGTCTTTACTCTGGCCAGTAACGTTTATATTAAAGACAGTGGTACATGGATTGAACCTCAAGAGGTTTATGTCAATTCTAGCGGTACATGGAAATTATTGCATAAAGTAGTACATGTCACTTCTAATCAAACTAATGTAGATTTATTTACTTTGGCAGGTAGCCCAACTACCCCATTGAGATTTTTAACAATCATCGATCCAGGAGTAACAATTAATTCTGCTTCGACAGCCAGTCCATCATTGACCATTAGCGGATTTCCTTCAGGATCTCAGGTTAAACTAGTAAATTGTGGTACAATCAAAGGCGCAGGCGGTAATGGTGGTAAAGGTGCCGACTACGGCGGCTCAGCTACAAATGGCGATGGCGGCGGGACAGCCGTATCAGCTTCGGCGATAACCACAGGTAATATTGTAATCGAAAACCTAGGTTATATCTATGGAGGTGGCGGTGGTGCTGGTGGCGGCAGGTATAGTTCAACATCTAGTACCTGTTTCCCAGCCGGAACATTGATCAGTACACCAAATGGATTAGTAGCGATTGAAACATTAAATGTTGGCGATCTGGTCTATGGATTTGACATTGATATTGATAACTATTCAGCAGAATTGGTAGCCAAACCTATTACACAAGTGTTTAAACATAGTTGGGCTGCGGCAGATGAATACAGTAAATTAATAGTTATTAATCACGAAAAAGGTACATTGGTTATCACTGGAAACCATGAAGTATTAACATCAAGTCGTGATGCTACAGGGCCATACCCACACTTTGTACGTGCTGAAAATTTACAAATTGGTGACATCATATATAATGATCAAGGCCAACAAGTTGAAATACTAGAGATAACACCAGGTGAACCATACGACTATGTCTACAACTTTGAAGTTGCAGACGTACATACTTACGTGGCCAGCGGCATTCGTGTACACAACGGAGGTGGCGGCGGTGGTGGTAAAGGAACAACATACTACTACTATGCAGGCTATGGTGGCGGTGCTGGTACAGGTGATGTAGCAGGCAGTGCCGGTGCTAATGGATCAGCAGCTAACGGTGTTACTAATGCCGCAGGTTCTGCAGGCGGATTAGGACAAGCAGGTACAGCAGGTACACAAACTAATGCTGGTGCAGGCGGTGCCGCAGGATATTATATAACTGGAAATACAAATGTAACATGGACTTTAACAGGAACACTGTTAGGTTCAACAGCTTAATCGAGGAAAAATAAAATGGCAACACTTAATTTAAAAATAGTAGGAGTAGACGGTGAAGCAGTTCTAGTCAAATATGCCACTGAAAATAGTGCAAAAAGCATCGATGACTATGAAGCAGTAACCTATTTCCCTAAAGCTATGGGATTCCATAGCGTAGAAGAATTTGTAGAAGGTATCAAACCAACACTACTAGCTCAAGCACAGGTACGTGATCGAGCAGAATCTGCACCTGCAGAGTTAGATTTATCGGCTTGGGTAGGACATGAAAGTGCGCACGATGTTGATATCAATGATACTACACAAGTAGATAAAGAAGTAGTTTTGTAATAAGTAATATATAAAGACCCATAAAATATGCCATATATAGTCACTACAACATCAGGATCTGCGCTAGCAACAATACCTGATAATACCGTAAATACAACTACTACCAGCCTTGCCTTGGTTGGTAAAAACTATGCTGGCTATGGTGCATTCTTAAACGAAAACTACGTTAAACTGTTAGAGAATTTCTCAAACAGCACAGCTCCTAGTACACCAATCAGAGGTCAATTATGGTACGATAGTACTAATACATTGTTAAAAGTATGGACAGGTAGCCAATGGAAACAGATGCATAGTTCAGCAGCTGGTCCTACAGAACCTCCAAGTAAAATAACTGGCGACCTATGGTGGGATACTACAAATCTGGTATTAAAAGTCTACGGCGGCAGTGCATGGATAACGATTGGTCCTGGAACTACCGGAGGCAGTGGTGGTGGTAGCGGTAGTACAACAGGCGCGATAGTTGATACTATTATTGATTCTGTTGCACAAAGTCATGCAGTAATCAAACTTAGTATATCGAATCAAATTATTGGAATCATCAGTAAAGACTCGGCATTTACTCCCCAAACAGCTATCACTGGATTTGCTACAATCTATCCAGGTATAACATTGATCAACGGCGGATCGCTATCGGGCGTACAATTTACAGGTAACGCCACTAACGCTTTGACAGTTAATAATATTTCATCCGGATCTTTCTTACGCAGTGATCTAGGAGGAACAGTAACAGGAAGTCTAGCAGTAGCCAACGACACAAGCGGTATTACGATCGGTAATACATCAACACATACTATTAGTGTGTCTAGTGGCGCAATAATTTTTAAAAATAATACAGTCAACAGCGATATTAAATTTTTTGTAAATAAATCTGGTACGCCAACACAAGCATTGGCTATTTCAGCAAATACTACCGCAGTAACATTTGCTAATTCGATTTCAGTTACTCATCCTGTTACTGCTATTATCAATGGTGGCACTAGCGGTATTGGTAATATTGGTGCTGTTGGAGCCACATTTAATACAGTATTTGCTAAATCAACTACAGCTCAGTACGCTGACTTGGCAGAAATTTATCTAACAGATAAAATCTATGAAGTGGGTACAGTGGTTAAAATTGGTGGTACAGCAGAAGTAACTGCTGCAACCTATGGTGATCGTGCAATTGGTGTAATATCGGCTAATCCAGCATTTTTAATGAATAATACCGCCAAAGGACAACCTGTAGCACTTAAAGGACGAGTACCAGTTAAGGTACAAGGTACAATTCGTAAAGGTGACAAGCTAATACCAGCACAAAACATCTATGGCGCAGCTTCAACTATAGTAGATCAAAATGATCCTAACTATTTTGCTATAGCATTAGGTGATCATCAACAAGATTCTGGTATTGTAGAATGCTTGATTTTGTAGTAAACTTGTAGTAAACTTACTGATTAGCATAAATAGTTAATATAAGGTAAAGAAATATGGCATACCAATCGGGCGGAACAATTCAAGCTCTTGACTATAATCTATTAACATGGGGTGGTAATACCTCGGGTGTTTATAATTTAGGTTCAGGAACAGGCTCTCTAGCAATTAACACTATTGCTAGAGCCTATGGTCGCGGATTGGGCAACGTTGGATATGGACAAGATCTTAGCCCAATCAATGCTATTTCAACTACCCCATTAACAACTACGATCACTGCCGCACAATGGACTGGACTAATTGGCGTTTTGAATAGAGCATTAGCCCATCAAGGTGGTGCCGCAGCTCAGCTAGCATCGGGTAGTAATATTGGCGTCACTGCTGGTGCAACCATTCAATATTTTGCCAACGTCCAAAATGCCGTTGACAATATTAATAACCTAGCTAACGTAAGACAATACGGTGCCGGTCAAGGTACTACCACAACTGGCGTAGTGTTTTGGTCAAATATAACCGTCGGTACTAACGCATTTTCAAGCAACAGCATTACACGTACTATTACATTTGCCAGCGGCGATGCGGCACGTTATTTCTTTAATGCAGGTGGTCAAATCAATTGGACATTTGCGGGTACTACAAATATTGGTGCATCGACTAGCAGAACATCAGACATGATCAACCTTTTCCGTACCACAATAGTTGGCGGAAATATTCGTGCTTACCAAGGACAATCAATTCAAGGTACTGGTAATACAGCTATCGTTAATGCTACTACAATTGGTTATTATACTGCCAATACCACACCCTATCAATTAGCCAACGTACAATCTACT